TCCATTTTGGTTGTTTCCTTTGGTGTATAGTCGTGCTTTACACATACCACTGCTTTACTAGGATCCATGTATTTGGTCAGCATATGGCTTGGAATCTTCCATAGGAAGTCACAATCACAAAATACCGCCCATCCTTTGAAGTCATTAAGGTAAGGAATAAAAAACCTTGTGAAAGTGAATTCTGTCGATGCCAATTTATCTCTTTCACGTGTGTATATGCCTTGAGCTCTCATGTCGTTTTGTTTTAAAGGAATAACCTCTGCCGACGGATCTCTTCTCTTGATTGAATGTTCGCATACTTGATATGCTATATCTTCTCTTGAATCCCAACCTACGTATACTTTCATTTTCTTCCTGATAATAATTTGTGTATCTCTTGCCAATTACTTACTCTTATTATATCATCATGATGAAAATCTCGATTGTATTCATGGTCAATTAATATGGGCTTTAAACCGTATTTGAGCCCTGCTAAAGCGTTTTTTGGCTTGTCCTCTACCCAATATAGCCCGGTGTTGTGAAATTCCGCCAATGCAGAATCTTTGTCTGCTCCTGTGTCAAGGATATGATAATTTTTGAAAATGTGATCACCAAACAATTCACCCAAACGTTTTTTCCGTACTTTTTGTGCAGGCACGTCTGATGTTTGTGAAGTGATAGGAATAAATGTCCAACCTTCAGCGGCCAATAATTTTACCCATGTTTGTGAATCAGGCATGGGACTCTGAGTTGCCATCCAAGCACTCTTGTTGAACTCTCTAATTTCTTTCCTAATTTCTGTTACGCTTAGTCCAAACCTTTCGGCCATTTCGTAGGTATTTTGTTTGTTTGGCAAAAGTTTATAAGGATATATTCTTTCTTCATTGGCATTATAGTAGGAACGTTGCAACATCCAATCTGTGAAATGCCTTTCCCATTCAAGCAAAACACCATCGACATCAGTAAGTATTATTCTATTTGATGTTGGCATCTTCCATTCCAGCCACCCGTAGTTTAACAATGTTTGTGATCTGCCATTGCTTCTGATCTAGTCCTTTGGTAATGCCTAACCATTGATTACGCAACAAGGCAAACTCATTTATTATTTTGTCCATATCAACAACGTCCTGTTCGCCATCTACATATTTTTCAGCATCTCGACTGGACAATGCCCTATTGTAATTTTCTAAAAATTTTTTGAATGACTTTGATCGAATTCTTCTTAATTCAATATTAAGATATTCTAAGATTGCTTCGATTTGTTGAAGTTGGCTAAACCTTTCTTCAACAATGCCCGGCAATGCCGCGGATGCTTTTTCAAGATTACCGTACAATCTTACTTCTTGTCTTGCTTTTTTATATTCTTCTTCGTAATGGTTTATACAGTCTGGTATTTTATCAAGACTTCTACTTACTTCGTTGTACCAATTAATGGTCTTCATACCGTTCGATATCGACATTGTTGTCCTCTTCTTCCTGCTCATCATAAACTGTATTAATCGCTTCTTCGAGTTTTGGATCATATTCGGCAGATGCTTTTATTTCATCTTCTTCTATGCCCATGTCGTCAAGTGTTTTGACGAAGTCGATAGCGGCGTCTAGTTTTGATCTTTCTGGAATATAATGGATCATGGAGTTCCATATACGTTCGATATCTTCGTGTGTCATATCAATCATTTTTTGCCTCAGATTCTTTTGATAATTTATCAAAATCATCCATAAGCATGTCCAATTTGGATCCGATCCAGGCTTTTCTAAACTCTAAATGTTCTTTTCCTGAAGAATCAACGTATTTCAATCTGTTTCCTTGTTGTGTGAGTACGCCCTTTTTCTCAAATAAATCCACAAGTCCGCTGTACGGATCCATTCCTGTGTCGTATGGAATCTTGACCTGCACACTTTCAAATGGCTTGGCATATCTTGTCTTCATAACTTTACAAGCGGCTCTTATGCCTCTTACGTCGGTTATTTTATTTCCCTTTTCGTCCTCTTTTAGTTTTAATTTTTTCATTGCAATCACAATCGAACTTGCATATATGAAGCCTTGTCCACCTGAGATCTTGTCATCGGGGTCAAACATGTCCTGTGATGCATATGTGTGATTTGTAGCTACAAGGCCCACGTTCCAACTGCCAAACATGTTTACACAATTTCTTACCAATGCTGTTAGTGCCTTTGGCTTTCGACCTAGGTCACCTTTCATCTCGCCTTTTTCGAACTGATCAACATCTGTTGGTGTAAGCAACATGCCTAAGCTGTCAATTACAAACAATACCTTAGGAGCAGACTCCTTGTTGTCGGCATGTTGTTCCTTGTATCCTTTCATGAACTCGGATACTGTTTTTGCCACATCGTCCACCATGGATAAACTTAATTTTAGAAGTTTTTCTTCCGACGTGTCCACATTTAGTGCCTGAAGCCAAGTTTCATCTAGTGCGTTCTCTGAATCAATCAATATTACAAATATACCTTGATCCTGTGCGTTCTTAATAATGTTGCCTGATGCTATGTAACTTTTACCCGCACCAGACTCACCGGCAAGTACTGATACTTTGCCTAGGGGAATACCTTTGTTAAAATCTCCGGATATCAAATAATTTAGAGCATAATTTCCTGTAGATATCCAATCAGTTGGGTCACTGAATCCAATGCCAAGTCCTTGAATAGACTTTGTTATACTCTTTCTAAATTTTGTTGCGTCAAATGGTTTTGTCATATATGTCCTTATTATATTACACAAGGCCTCGATTGTCAATAATCAAGGCCCTGGTAAAATGTCAGATTATTTTGCTTGTCTTGATCTTATCAGTTTCAAAATATCCTCTGCTCTCTTGGCACTATCAGTGCTTGGTTGAGCAGGTTGTTCCGCCGCTGGTTGTGGTGCCGGAGCAGTGTCTTTCACTTCAGCATTAACCGGATCAGCAGTTTTCTCAACTGGCGCAGGCCTATCAGCAGTTGGCACACTGACTTGATTTGCTTGTACACCCGCAGGTCTAAAGTATTGTCCATACTTCTCAAGATCGTATGCTTCACCGTCAACAGATTTTTCAAATAATTCTTTGATTATTTTTACTTCTGCCTCAGTTGGTTCTTTTGGTCTGAAGTCGCCAAGATTGTGCAGTCCGTATTTTTCAATAGCGGCTCTTTCTGCTTCATCTAAAGCTCTTTCTCTTCTTGACCATTTTGAAGTAGAGTAGTCAGCATAACCACCCTTTGTTGTTTTGTTAATTCTAAAATCAACACCTCTAACACTATCGGTAGGCAACTCTTCCATTTCTGGATCAAGCAATGCCGCTCTGATTATGTTGAAAATTTGAGGGCCAATAATAAATCTTCTTATTGGATTCTCTGGTGTTGTGTCCTCTGCTAAAGGATTGGTTGTGACAAAACCTTGGAAAATATAACTTTTCTTTTTCCAATACTTTCTACCCATGTCTTCCATGCTTTTGTCTTTGAACCATGGTCTAACTTCTGTTAGCACTGGGCAAGTTTTGCCATACATTTCCATACAAGGAACTTGCACGGTTACTGGTCTTGAATCTGTTTGACCTTTTATACCTGCGAAAGGTAGTTTGATCATGTTTCTTTCAGTCCAGAAAAATGTATTGTTGGTATCCTTATCTGGTAAGAATCTCACGACTGCTTCGTCGCCTTCTTTGATATTCCAGTGTGGATAAATGGCGTTGTCTCCGCCTGTTGATGAACCTGAGCGATTAGGTTCTTGTGATTTTAATTTCGCTCTTATTTCAGCCAATGTAGCCATAATGTAAGCCTCCTATTTGTGCCTATGTTTGTTGCCTAAATGTATATTAAGCATTAATACTATAATATACAACTATATTTATGAGAAATCAACCGTTATTATTGGTAAAATGATAGAGCTTTGATTCTGTCTATCTGTGAGTCGTATGCTTGTTCTTCTTCTGAAAAGAAGTCTTCCAATTGCATACCTGCAAGTTCTATCGCATCTTGTAAAGTGTATTCTTTGTCGCCAACTTTAAATTTGTCTCCTGCCTTCATTCCGGCCGCCTTTGCTTTCCTTACAGCGTGTGCGAATTCATTACCTTCTTTTTTCATGTCTTCTTTTTCTTTTTTCTCATCAGAACTATGTCCGATGTGTTTATGCACCACAGTATCTAATTCTTTATGAAAATTATCAATTTGTTTATCTGACATTTGCTCTTTTTTCATTATACCTGCCTTTTGCATCTGTCCTTGTCTTTCCTTACTCATTTTGTATTTTCTTACCATTTCTGAATATTCATCTGCTTTTAAATCTGTTACATTTTTTTTGTAATTTCTTTGTAACCAACTCTCAAAATCTGTCTGTGCATATTCATCTAATTCAATGTTTTCCTCTTTAAGTTTATCAAAATTTTGTCTCAAATACTTTGTCGCCTCGTCATAATCTTTTGATTTGAAAGCTGAATTGCTGTCTTTGTCCAGCACATCGTATATCATCTTACCGTCTTTGTCGTCTCTGTACATTGATACATAAGGCTTGATGGTGGCTTCTCCAACAGAGTCTACCCAACCTTCGAAAGCTTCTGTTTCTTTTGCCTTGCCTTTAAGATCTTTTTTCGGATTGTATGCTCCTGGTTCCATTCTTATTTCATCAGCATACTTTGGATCTGCCTGCATTTTTTTGAAGTCGTCGATATATCTTTTTGCTAATTGAATTGCAATTTTTTTATTCTTGATATAATCAGCATCAGGCTTGAATGTCGCTGAATTTTCCTGGTCTAAACCATCGGCAACTCTTGAAGCAAAGTTTGCCACTCTGTCTTCCTCGCCTGTTTTTGACAGCATTCTCGATGCTATGTCTGATAATATAGAACTTAGCATTGTGTTTTTATTTTTGAATTTTGTTACCTGTAGCATTTTATCAGCACTATCATCTTTTCTTAAAACTAATTTTTTCTTAGGATCTGTCAAGAAAGATGTTACAACTGCACCGTGATCCATTGGTGGTTCGATTGGTGCGTCAATCGGCTCTGCATCTGGCTCTAGTTCGTTTATTTGTTCTTCGTCTTTTGGTGCATTCTCAAGCTCAGCCATTACTTTATTGATAAGCGGGAAAGCATCTTCCACTCTTTTGTCTAGGTTAGTCATTGTAAATTTTTCTCTTAGTTTAGCAACGGTCTCGTCGTCTAATATTTGCTCTTCCGATGTTTTAAAATCTTTACTTGCATTCTCGTAGTGAGATTGTTTTGACAAGTTTCTCATGTATTCTCTTAGATTCTCAAGTTTCAATTTCGTTTGTGCTATGATATCACCTGCATTGTCGTTTAATTGATCCTTGTTAGATACGTATCTTGAGAATGAATTTAGTTTTGCAATATCTTCTGACGTTCTGATAATGTGTTCACCGAACTCATCATGTGGTCTTCCGCCATTTGCAACATGCCTAACCATTGCTCTTGCACCTGCTAGGTGTGTTAGTGGATACTTAAATCTTTCGCCGTCTTCGTTTTCGATGTAAAGTGATTGAATCTGTCTTGATCTTGCACCCGGCACTGTTTCATCAACCTTGCCTGTGTGTCTTATAATAAGTCTTGTTTTGTCCAAGTTCTCGTATGAACGTTTTGCAGTGCCTGTAAGGCCTTCATTCACACCTGCTAATTTAGTGATTCTTGCTAGTTCTTCTGACATTTCATCAGTATTTACCGTTTTGTTCGTATCTGCAAGATTTTGGTAATCCTGCTTCGTTAGGTTCGATTTTGTTATATCTCTCACATC